CAGCGACGCCGTGAAGGCGCCGGGCGCGACGATCTCGCGGTAACTGTCGAGCACTCCGAAGACGGAGGCGTAGCCGGTGAACGTGCCGTCGGGGTTCGCGTCGGCCTTGAACGCAAAGGCCTTGCGCTGAATATCGGCTGCCCGTCCGTCCTTTCGCTTCATGGCGTCACCGCTGGCACTGTAGGCGCCGGCTCCGGCGGAGTGAAAGAGTTGAGCGGCCCGATCATAGCCGAAATCTCCTCTTCGGATAGCAGCGGGAAGGCGGCGCGAATTGCGGCGCGCACGGTCTCAATCGGCAATGTTCCGTTTGCTGCCTCGGTGAGCAGGCCCTGCAGCGCCGTGACCTGCGCGCCATTGAGCGCCGTTGCCTGCACGGTCCCGACGTCAGCTGCCGCGGCAGGATCTCCGGCGACTGGTGCGACGCCCGTCGGGTCGGTGGCGCTCGGCTTGGTCGCAGTGGCGAAACGTTCGCCGAGCTGATCGAGCGGCACGAGCGCGGCCTGCACGGTGAGCTTGTCGGCGCCTTCGCCCATCATTGGGAGATTTTCTTTCTTGCGAACTTCGTCGCGCGTCATGATGCCGTTTTGCGTCATCGACGAATAAAACGCAGAGCGCGCCGCGGAATCAGCGCGCAGCAGGCCCTCGACCGCGAACTCGGCGAAAATCGACTTCTTATCGGCCGGCGAGATCAAGTTTTTCTTGATGCTGCCTTCGATTTTCTTCAGCCACGGCGAGAGGCCATACGTCAAAAACGAGAGGTTTTGCTGCTCGAGGCCCGTGCCCCAATTCGATGTTTTGTCGCCGTGACCGACGAGCGAGGGCGGAACGCCGAACCAGCGGCAGATTTCTTCGACGCTGAAGCCGCGTGTCTCGAGCATCTGCGCGTCGTCGGGGTTCATCGTCATGGGGCTGTAGTTGGCGCCGCCCTCGAGCACGAACGAACGCCCCGCATTCCTGCGATTCGAGAAGTCGGCGAGGCTCTTATGGAACTGCTCGCGCTGCGCTTCCGTGAGAAACGGCGAGCCAGGCGGGAACGTCACGAAACCCGAGGCCTTCATGCCGTTGTCGAAGAGCGAGCGGCTCGCGGTGTCGGATGCGCTCGCGCTGCCGAACACTTTCGAGCCATAGCAGATCGGCGATAGCCCATGCCGCCCGTCGATCGTGAATGCGGGGATGAGCCAAACCTGCGACTCGTCGAGAATGCGCGTCTTCCCGAACTCCGTGACGGTGTAGCGATAGCGCCCGTCGGGCTGTCGCGCCCATGAAACGCACGGCAGCGGCGTCAAACCGACGACGCGATTTCCGACCATGTCCTTTTCGCAGACGGCATTGCCGCGCAGAAGCATCAGCGCGACGACAACCTGCCAGAAATCGACCGCCGTCATATCCGCATTCGGCTGATCGTGCAAGATCGAATAGAGCGGATGATCGAGCGCGAGATCGCGATCGCCGTCGGGCTCGCGCCGGTACAGGTTCAGCGGCAAACCCGCGATCGTCTGCGAGAGCAGGCGGATGCAAGCCCATGCCGTCGAGAGCTGCAGGATCGCGCGTTCGGTGACGAGGCGGCCGTCGCGAAACCAGAGCGCGTAATCGAGGTTGTAGTCGAAGCCGTTGCCGCTGTCGGGCGGAATGCCGAATTGGCGCCAGCCGACATTACCATCCGTCGGCGCGCACGTCGGTTCGCATGCTTTCTCGTCAGGTTTCGAGCGATCTCGCGACCAAGGCCAGCGGAAAGCGCTCATGCAATCACCGGGGAAGCGAAGAAGCCGGCCATGTCGCCCGATTCCTCGTTGAGGATAGCTCTGCCCATCGCCATGATGAGGCTCACGGGTCCGTCAATCTTGCACCGCGGATCGTGCTCATTGTCCTTGCGCGGGTAGATATTCTCCTTCGCATCGACCCGTGCAGCGACATTTCCCATCATCCACGTCATGCACGGGTTGCCATCGTGCCACAAAGTCCGGTTCAGCACACGAGCCTCGACCTCCTTCATGGGCTCGGACATGTTTTTAACCGTCTGGTTGTACTCGACCACCTTGAGGCCGGCCGCCATCAGGCGCGTCATCAGGTAATTCGCCTGCCAGTCGTCGCAGCCAATATCGACGACGTTGAAGCGGGCGCAATCGGCCTTGATTTCCTCTTCGATGAAAGCGTAATCCGTCATGTTCCCGGGCGTCAGCGTCAGGACGCCCGCGGTCGCGAAATCCCGGTACTTTTCGAGATCCTCCGCCGCCGATTCCGGCACGAAGAAGCGCGGCGAGACGAAAAACTGCCGCCCCGGCAGCTCAAACAACCGCGTGACCGCGGCAACGTCCTTCTTTGAGGCGAGATCGCAGGCGATCCAGCACCGGCACGGACGCAAGTCGTCGAGGTTCTGCTCGCGCTTTTGCCGCTGCCACGCGAGCATATTCATCCAAATCGTGCGCGCGCCGACCCACTCATTCAGGTGTTTGGTCTTGAAAGCGTTCTGTTTCGACGCCGAACGCTTCGCCTCGGTGAGCTGCGCCTGCAGGAACTCGGGGAAAACGCTGACGCCGAAGTTCGGGTTTGCCTTCCGCAGCGACTTCGCGTCCGTCCAGTCGTCGCCGGGATCGAGGCCATAGATGATGCCGAAGACGGTTTCATCGTAGACCTGCCGTTCGAGGATTCGGATGATGTCGCGGCGTTTCTCGTAGCAGGGTCCGCCGAGATTCGAGCCCGCCGTCGTGATGATCGAGAGAAGCGGCTGCTCGCGCGCGCCCATGCCCGTGAGCATCGTATCGACCATGTCATCGGTGTCGTGCTCGTGGTACTCATCGACGAGGGCGCCGTGCGGCGACGCGCCGTCGCCCGGCTTTCCGATCATGGTCTCGAACTTGGACATGTCCGCGGACGTATACATCGTCCCCGGATTCTTCGGGTTTCCCGTCTGCTCGATGCCGAAGCGCGCGCGGAGCTCGTCGAGCTTGTGCACCATCGCCCATGCCGGGCGGAAGACTTCGTAGGCCTGCCGCTCGCTCGTCGCGCCCGAGTAAACCTCGGCGCCGCATTCGTTGTCGGCGGCGAAGAGATAGATTCCGCGCGCGGCGAGGCGGATCGACTTGCCGTTCTTTCGCGGCTCCTCCTCGTAGCATTGCCGGAATCGGCGCTTGCCGGTCTCGACGTGCACCCATCCGAAGAGATTCGCCTCGATGAAGCATTGCCAGTCTTCGAGGATGATCGTCGCGCCCTGCGCCGCCCACTTGCCCTTCGTGTGGGGCATGCGCTCAATGAATCGCACGATGCGATCGCCGAGCTCGTCGTCGAAGCGGTAGGGGAACTCGGGATCGCCGGTCTCGGCGCGCGCCAAGTCCTCAACGAAACGCTGGCAGGCGAGGTGCACGAGCTTGCACGCGAGTATCTTGCCGCCGAGGATGTCGGCCGCGTAGCGCCGGCAGCGCGCGGACCCGCCAGGGCGCTCAGAAGTCATCGAAGCCGGCCTTCGGCGCCGCCGGTTTTGCACCAGAAGGGGGAGAAACGCCGCGGCGACCGCTCGGCGTCATGCCGAGGTGGGCGAGGAGTGCGGCGAGTTTGCCGTGCTTGGCGGCCGTGAACCGCGCCCGGTCGGCCCGGAACTCCTCGAAGAGCGCGACGATCTGCTCGAAGATGATGCGATCGGCGACCGTCAGAACGCCCGGGATGGCGTTCCCGGCGATCTCCGCCCAGATCGCGGCGAACTCCGGCGACGATCCCGCGGGCGGATCGCCGAGCGGACCGTCAGCCTTGGCGCCGCCGTTCGAAAACCGCTGCGGGTTGTGCTGCAAGGCCCCGTTTCGCTCGGCAACCTCGGCCGGTTGAGCAATTCGCGTCACTGGCTGTCCTGTAGCGTGAACGATCTAGGCCCGATGTCTTAATGTTGTTGCGAAAAAGGGACGTTGGCGCCGGTTTCCCGGGATGAAACGCAGACTTTTGCCCCACCCCGGTGAATTTTCATCGCCCCATCGTCCGCGTACGTGAACGATCCTCTTTCGTCTTCGCCTCGTGGCATTGCCGATGCAACGCCTGCAGATTCTCGTCGCGATCAACGCCGCCATCGGCAAGAGGCACTCGATGGTCTACCTCGTACGATGCGTCTAGAAGCTCACCGCAGCGGCTACAGCGCCATTCCTGCCGCATGGCTATGCTCTGCCTGCGGGTAACGGCAGCTCGGCCTCTGAGGCGTTTCTGCGCGGTCCTACGCTGCCACGGCTCACGAGGTTTCCCGGTTCGATGGGTTTGCGGCTGCATCGGCATCGAGAATCGCCTGTAGCTCATCGGCTGCGCGCCTGAGCGCTAGCGCCCCTTTTATCAGCCCCGAGCGCTCGCCGTCCATGCTTCGGCACTTGTAGGCCTTCGCCGATCGCATGCGCTCGCTCGCCTCTACGTGCCAGCGTCCGACCAAAGCCGCGAGCTCAGAGCGCATCGGGCTTGCCATAGCCGTAGTCCGCATCGCTCGGCAGTCCGAGATCGGCATCAAGCGTCTCGTCGGGCTTGGCCTCTTCGTCTTCGATGGGCTCGAACTCGCCGCACCAGTCGTCGGCCTTCGTGAGCGGCCATAGCACGCCCGTGTTCCATTGGCGCGTGACAGCGGGCGCGTTGCGCCGGCACATGCCGTGACCGAGCTTCCACCCCGCAGCGCCGGAGCCGCCGTCATCCCAGAATCTACAGTCCTCGCACATCATACCCATGTCTTCACACTCCTAAACGGTAGTTAAACGCTTCTTCCCACGTTCACCCTCGCGCACACATAGGAAAGATTGAGAAATGCGACTGACTGACTCACATGTGCGCGAGGGTGAACAAGGGCATTCAGGTTTATCATTCATTCATTCTCGTACTTAGTAGGCCTTCCGACGACGTCATCGAGGATCGCCGCCCGGCCCTCGTGTCGCCTCTTCAGCTCGGCCTCTATGCGGTCTCCGAACATTTCCCGCGTCCTCGGATTGACCAAATACGCATGGTGCCCATAGCGAACCGTCTGGGCGCGCGTGACCCATCCGCACACTTCGAGCTGATCGAGCACGTTCCGGCGGGTGTTCCACGTGGAACCACGCCACGCAGAGACGCCCTTGGCGACGTGCGATGCCGTGAAGCGATCTGGCGCGGCCGCGAGAATCCAGTCGGCGACGCGGTAGAGCAGCTCCATTTCGTTCGCGGTGTCGCCGATGACGGCCTCATAGAAGTGCTTGAGGTGCCAGAACAGATACTCGAAGAGGAGGGCGTGCACGCGCGCGGCGATGTCCGCGGCCACGGCGCCGGCGACAGGCATACCGAGCGCCGCGCACTCGATCGCGTGATAGGTGAGGCAGAGCCGCGCGAAGAGGCCCGACCATTTGCCCATCTGGTAGCGCATCCGCAGCGGGAGGCGATCGAGCTTGGCGAAGGCCGTGAGCTTCTTCTCGGCGTCGAGCATGATCTCGCGCGCGCCGGGCTCGAGCAGGACCGGCTTCTCGGGGTCTCCGGTTTGCCGCGCGAGCTCGTCGAGAATGCCGCGGTAGAGCGTTGACGCGCCCGTGTCCGCGCGCCGGTCGTCGCCGACGGCCTCCCCGCCCTCCGCGCATACGATCATGAACCGCTGCAAGAGCCCGTCCTCGACGCTCTTCTGCGCGACGGCGCGGATCGCAGCGGGCTGGATGCCGCCGAGCATGCAAACGCTCAGGTTCGGAACCGACATGGTTCCGCGGCCGATGCGATCGATTCGCCGCGGCCCGCCGTTGTAGGCCTCGAGCCAGAACGCCCGATCCTTGCCGCCCTGCGCGCGGTAGGCGTCCATCGAGCCGAAGAAGCCCGAGAGCTCGTCTTGGAGCACGAGCACGCCCTGCGGATTGTCGATGAGCACGTCGGCGACGGCCTCGATCGTCGCATCTTGGACGATGATGCGCTTCGTTGGCGGGCGCTCGGGCGCGTCGTCGAGGGGCGCACACGGCGCGTGCTTGGCCTGCGCGTCGATCCAGCGCGCTTCGGCCTTGGCGTGCACCTTGAGCGCGATTTTGTAGCGCGTCTGTGCCTCGGCGCCGGCCTCGGCGTATTCGAGATCGAGCTTGCGAAGGTGCGCGGTGGCGCGCGCGAGCGGCGGCGTCTTCTTCACCGAGGGATCGCCGACGAAGGCGCCCCAGAGCCGCGCGCTCTCTTTCCAGCCGTGTTCAAACTGCTTCGGCTGTATGCGGATGAAGTCGCTCGTCACCGCCGCGCACGCGACGAGCGCCGACATGAAGAGCACGCAGGGGTCGGACCCGATGATCTGGCTCTGATCGAAGATGAAGGGCGCGATCGCGGGCGGCAGGAACCGCTCGGCGAGGCGCGGAAGCGGCTGCTTCTCGAAGAGATCGACGGGCTCGGGCGGCGGCTCCTCGAGGATGTCCGGGTGCGAGTCCGCGTAGGCGCTGACGAGCGCGCGCTCTTCTATTTCCGGAATTACCGGAGCATCCGGCTCCTCGGGGAACCAGAGCGCCTCGAGATCCTCGACGGGCGTCGCGGCCACGTCCTCGCAGCGCGCTTTCGCCCATGCGATCGGCTCATGCCCGTTCAGATCGCCGGGGCCGATGGCCTCGTCGGCTGAGGGCGCGATGAGGCGCACCCGTTTCGCCGTACGCGCCAGAACGCCCGCAGCGGGCCGTAACGCCGCGCGCTGGCTCGGGGCACCCATCCATGGCCAGATGACGACGTCGCGCCCTGCAAGCGCTTCAGCGTCGACGTCGAGGCCGTGCAGGGGCAGGACGACGAAGGCAGGGTAGGCGCGCTCGGCCGCGGCGACGTGCGAGGCGAGCCAGTCGTCGGCGATGTCGGCGCGGGCGTGCACGAGCAGGACCGGCGCCTCGGGGCGTTGCTCGAGCGGCGTCATTTGGCACCGCCGAAGGCGTCTATTTGCTCAGGGTCAGGAGGCGAGAAAAGGCTCGGTTGAGCCTCGGCGCGGGAAATGCGCTCGCATGCGATGTCGAAGTATTTCGGCTCTATCTCGATGCCGATGAACTTGCGGCCGAGGTTCATGCAGGCGACACCGGTGGTGCCGGAGCCCATGAAGGGGTCGAGAACAATCATCCGATCAGGCGGCAGCTGTTTTACGCACCATTCCATCACCTCGACGGGCTTTTGCGACGGATGGCAAAAATCTCGGTTCTCGCGCGCACCGGCACGCATGCCGCCATCCCAAACGTGGCAGATGAACTTAGCTTTGCCCCAGTCGCGCCACGCTAGTTCGGTCGTCGCATAGCTTCTGTCGTCATTTGAAAAATCCATGTCAACAGGTCGCTTGCACCACGTCAGCCAGCCCTCATGCGCGGGCAATTTGTCAGCGAAATACTGCGCGCCCCAAATCAGGTGATGCGTACCAACGGCCAAGAAGTCACGTATGTCGAAGTCGATGCGGTCAATCCATGTCTGGTCTTGGTGATTGACTCTCGGTTTCCAGCCAATCCCATACGGCGGGTCAGTCACCAGCGCATCGACCTTCGGCAGCGTCGGCAGAATCTCGCGGCAATCACCGAGGTAGAGCGTGGCGTTGCCGATGACTTCGACGCGCGCGCTCATGCGCGACCACCTCGGGGATATTTCCCCCTCGGCGGTCGCCGTAATGTTTGCTTCATGTGTTCCCCCTGACTCGGGCGTTGCGGAAGTGCCGGGTGAAGTCCGAGTCAGGTCGGACAGGGCTGCGCGGCCTTGTCCCCGGCGGTGAAAAACTTTGCGCGCGCGGCGCGGTGTCGTCAAGCGTCGAGTTTTGGCTTCGGTATCTTCGGTTTCCCGAGGATGAGATAACGGAGCTCGACGCCGAGTGCGATCGGCCAGAACAAGGAAATGAGCATCGCAAGCAGCGCATACGCCCATTTCGAAATGCCCGCGGCCTCGTGCTCGTAGTGCGCCGTTACAAGGCACTGCGTGAACCACGCGCCGACGATGAGTGCGACGAGGTAGTTCATTCGCAGCGAACTCCTAAAACATAGTCTCGATTGTCGCGATAGACGTGCGGCGTCTGCCCATTCGCGACGCACTCATCGACGGCCTGCTTCGCCCATGCCTCGTGCTTGAAGTCCTCGGCGGCGCGCGTGAAAAATCCGAGCCCGAGCACGACGAGGAGCGCGAGCAGCAGCCCGCAGAGCACCATGCGGAAGAGGCTTCGATCTTCGATCGTCGCCGACCATGCCTCGACCTCGCGCGGCGGCGGAAACTGGAATGTGTGGCCGCGGCGGCGTGCGCGGAACTCGGCGCGCTCTGCGTTCGTTGTCATAGCGTAATCTCCCTTTCCAGTTGTTCGACGGCTTTTGCCATATAGCCGAATGGCCCGCGCGCCTTGACCTCGTCAATCACGCGCTTTGCATGCGGCGACCATAACTTCACGATGCGATCGGCCTCGCGCTGCGCGTCTGATAGATCATTCACGAAATCGGCGTTCGTAAGATAGATATGAATCGGCTTGCTGCCGTCCGATGGATACCACGTCGCATTGCCGCCGCGCATTTCGTGATAGCGCGCCCAAACCTCGCGCAGCATCCGCGCCTGCATCGTATCGATCGTTTCGTGCGTCCAGAAGTCGGCTGTTAGCCATCGAGGCCGCAGCGGAGACCATAACTTCACGACACTCAAGGCAACGCATGTCGCGAAGATGATTCCCCAAAGAACGATTCCAATTACCTGCATAGCCCCTTCTCCTCTTCCATCTTCCGAACCTGCTGCGGCGATCGCATCGCCACGAGCCTATTGAACTCGCGATAGGCCTTCGCGATCGCCTTCGGCCCGCGCGCACTTTGCCACGTCAGCAGCGCCCAACGTATTTGTTGCTCGAGCTCTTCGTCGGCTTGGGTTGTCATGCGGTCTCCCTGTTCGGATAGAGCGCGGTGCGCTTCACGTCCCGATGCAATGGCAACATGCGATCGAAGACAAGCTGTATTTCGCTCTCAGCGAGCACGCGATCGACTTGCATGCGAACGCAAGTGAAACCGAGCGCAATCAGTTTCGCGTATTCGCGCGGCGTGAACCATCGCTGCATCTGCGGAAGCGTGCGGCACCCGCAGCCAATGAAGCCGCGCGCGGATTCCATGATCGCGCGATGGCTGAACTCGACGAACCACGGATGTAGGTTGTCCATGTCGTCGCGTGGTTCGCTCCACCGCATGGAGAAGCCGGGGCGCCACGGGCCGCGGCCTTCCGCGTCCTGTATGCGAAAGATCGTAGTCATACGCGCGCCCCATGCAACCGCAGCGCCTCATCGACGCTCGTCACCAGATCAATACGGCACCCGTGCACGCGCGCCGCCTCATGCAATCGCACTTGCGCGAGCGTCAGCTTTCGCGCGCTCGGCGGCTTATCGCCGTCTTTGATCTCGACGAGCCTGATCGCGCCGCGGTGGAAGGTGCAGAGATCGACGAACTCGCCGAACGCCGACGTATCGACGACGCCGACGCCGATCTGCATAAGCGCGCTCACGATATCGCCGTGATTAGCGTCGGTACGGTGTGCGTAGCGGGTCACGATTCGCGACCCTCATGTGCTGAAAGCGCTCGTCCAATTTTCTTTAGTGCGGCGACATAAGCGCAATCAACCTCATGCGGATCGTAATCGTAGAAGGCATTGCAATAGTGGCATTGCGCGCCGCCGTCTTGCGTCGGAGAAACGCAGCCTGCATCAACGAGACGCACGACTAGCAGACGCCACTCGATTTCCATCATGCGATCTCCGCAATCTTGCGCGGATCGAAGGGGCAGTCTTCCCATGCGACGACGCGGTTTCGCTCGGGCTGCAGCGGTTCCAGCTCTGACGACAAGGCATGTGCTACGCAGGCGTCACGACGTATCGGGCACGTCAGGGCGATCAGGTAACCTAATCCGCGGCGCGTCATTTCAATGCGTTCTATCGTCGCTTCAGAGCCGACCAGATACGGCAAGCGATCAGCTCGCACAATCCGCACCCGCTGCCCAACCTTGAACGTAGCCATCACGCAGCCTCCCTCATCGCCTCGACGTCTGCCGCGAGATCGCGCACGTCGAAGCCTTTTCTGTAGCAGCCGACGAGCAGATCGCTCCGCTCCTCGACGAACTCCGCGAGCACGGGGCCGCTAAACGGCGCATAGACGCGACCGCGTTCGCAGAGCACATAGATGAGCACTTCGCTCTTCGCGCGTTCAAGGCGCCCGCGCACGGCGTCGGCGATCTGCAGCGGAGTCAGCGTGGCGTCGCCCACGAACGTTCGGCGCATGTAGTCGGGAATCGGCGAGCGCGGCCGGCCCTGCTCGCGCATGTTCGCGACGCCAGCGGCGCGGAGGATCTGCGCGACGCGGACGTGCGATATGTCCCACTCGCGGCCTAGATCGCGCATGGTTTTGTTGCCGGCGCGGTAGGCTTCGACAATGCGTTCGTCGCGGGTCATTGCACTGCCCCCAACTTGACCGCTAGATCATGCGCTGCGCCTATGATCGCCGACGCATCTGAGCGTTTCTTAACCGTTGTCCGCAAGGCCACATGTGCGATTCGCTCCTGCTCGAGCGCGAATTGCAAATCTTCGTAATCGTCCAACGAGACCAGCTTCGCGCAATAGCCGTGCTTACTGTCGAACGAACCAGGTAGCACATGAATCTTCGGTTTCTTCATGCGAATAGCTCCGGTCGCATCTTTTGCAACTGCAGCTTGCGAAGTTCAGGGATCGGCCGATCCTTCGGCCAAGCCTGAACGGCTTGCGGATAGATGCCGAACAAAGCGGCGATGGCGCGGTCGTTGCTTTCCTCGCCGCGCGCCTTGAGCTTACGTTTGAGCTGGGTTTTGGTCATGGCAAAGCGATCCTAGCGGACAATTTAGCTAGTTGCAAGCTAGCTTGTTTTTTGCTAGGCTATTCCCATCGTAGGTCAACAGCAAGGGAGCAAAGCATGAACACCGCAACGCACACGCCGACGCCTTATCGGGTCTACGCATCACGTCGGATCATGGGGCCGGACAGCACGTATGTCGGCTCGGCTACCTCGGAAGAAAACGCCGCCTTCATCGTCCGCGCCTGCAACGCGCATGACGAGCTTGTGGCGGCGCTGCGCAATATCGCGGAATACGCCGAGCACGATGGAACTCAGGTAGCCGCAATGGCTAGCGCCGCGTTGGCGAAGGCGGGCGCATGAACCGCACCCAATTCCGCACCGAGCGCCGCCGCTTCGCCACGGAGCCGCGCGCGCAGACTCTCGCCCCGGCCTCGGCGCTGCTCGGCACGACGGAGCTCGCCTACGTGCACGGCCTGAAGTATCCGCTCCTGCTCGCCTTCGGCTTCATCGAGCTCGACCGCGACGGCGATCATGTGCTGATGAAGGCGCCGGCCGGATGGGAATCGGAGTCGCCGACGCTAAGTGGTGCCGTATGAGTAATGAAATAATTCGCGGCCGGGAAGTCGTTTCCGCCGACGTCATGTATGACTATCACGTCGGCGGTCCGTATCCGACCAATGTGCGAGTCCTCTTCCGCATGCGTGATACGACTCGGACACATCAGCGTGAATATGTCCTCCTCTTCGATCCTTCGAGGCCAGAAGAGGGCGCGCAGCAATGGATAGGCATATGACCCGCGCCCGCTGCTACCAGCTCCGCAGCGATCTGCGTGCCGCGCGTTGGCGTGACCGCAACGTGCCGCGCGACTTCTTCGCCGACCGGCGCGACGCCTACGAGGGGCAGTCGCACGAGCGTTCGTTCATCCATTGGCTCTCGCTCGAGGACAAGCTCTTTCTCTCATGCCTGCGCGCGCAGCGGTCCGATCCGCTCGCGCATCGTCACCCCGGCACGTTCATCCCCTATCGGCGTCTCGACGCCAACAAACTCAAAGCGGTCGCGCATGCGGTCGCGCAAATGGAGGCTTACCGATGAAAACCTATCTCCTCGCCCTCGCCGCGTTCGCGAATGTCGCCTGCGCCGACGAGCTCGTTATCAGCCAGCGCGGCACCGAGACGCTCTACGAGGGCACGCTGCAGCGCGTCTACCTCGACGGCGTCAACGGCGAGGCCGTGTTCAACGTCGCTGGCGGCCCATATGTCGCCGGCACTGACTCGGCGGCCGCGCCCGTACTCGGCGCGTGGTCCGTCAACCTCGGCGGCAAGCGCGCGTTTGCCGGCAACTGCTACCCGACGTTCGCCTATACCGCGAATCACGGGTCGCGGCTGACGCTGGATTGCGCGCCGTGACTTCGCGGGAAGTCCTGCCATTCGTTGACGAAGCCTCGTGGCTTCAGGCGCGCACGCAAGACGTGACCGCGACAGATGCGGCTGCGATGTGTGGCGTCTCCGCATGGAAGACGCGCTATCAGCTATGGCACGAGAAGCACCGCGGAATGATCGTCGAACGCGACGAAAACGAGGCCATGCGTCTCGGTAAGCGCCTCGAAGGCTCGATCGCAGGACACATTGCGCTTGAATACGGCTTCGACATTGAGCCGATGAAGGAATACCGGCGCGATCCGTCCCTGCGGCTTGGATCATCCTTCGACTATGTGCTGCGCGATCGTTCGGCGCTCCTCGAGATCAAGCTCGTCGGGCCGTTCCAATTCGCGCGCGGCTGGAAAGAAGAAGAAGGCTTCGGCCTGCAGGCGCCAGTCGAGATCGAGGCGCAATGCCAACAAGAAATGCTGCTCGCCGAAATCCCTGTCCTCTTCATCGGCGTGCTCGTCGGCACCGAAACCTATGTGCTGCGCCGCGATCTGGACAATGCGGTTGCGAGTCGCCTCGAACGCGAAGCGCGTGCGTTCTGGCAAGCGCCGGAGCCAGAGCCTGATTTCCTCGCCGATGCTGACTTCATCGCGCAGTTATACGCGCAGGCAAAGCCCGGCAAAGTCATCGACGCCGACGAGCGCATGCTTTCGCTCATGGCCGCATACAAGGCGCACGGCGCCGCCGAGATTGAGGCCGAGAAGGCGAAGAAGGCGTGCAAGGCCGAACTGCTCACGCTCATCGGCGACGCCGAGAAGGTGATCGGCGACGGCTACTCGCTCAGCGCAAAAGTCATCGGCGAGAAGGAAATCGCCGCCTATACGCGGAAAGGCTACCGCGACTTTCGTATCCATGAGCGAGGCTCGAAGTGAGCCGGCGTCCGCAATATGACGTGATGATAAGCCTTCGAGACGCCATCGCGTTGATGGAGTTCGCGACTATCTTTAGAACACTGAATCGACTTAATGGTGATATTTCGGCGACTGCGCGGGCGCTGGATATAAGGCAGAAAGCATTACGCGCGAAAATGCAGAAGCATGGCATCCATAACCAGAGGAGTTCACAATGACAGAGACAACGGCAGCACCGAAGAAACCGCGCACGAAGCCGCAGGGCGAGCGCTCCTACGTCGCCACTGTCGGCGGGAAGGAATGGCTCTTGAAGCTCGAAGACGTGCGCGTCGCGTCGTCTGATGACAAAGACAAGGCGCTCGACGGCGGCATGCCGCGCGGAAAGATCGTCGCAGCGACGGCAGGTAGCGGCGGCGCGTAGTAACCCCCACGCAGCGCGCGCGTGCGCTGGCTCTCCCTCCCGCAATCCCCGCGGGTGCCAGCGAGACCACGATCCGCAGCCGGGGCGGTGCGCGCACCGGCACTAATTCGAACCGAGGAGCAGAGACGTGACCGAAGACGAAGACATGAAGAGCGACATCGTGCGAACCGATCAGCCGCAGAATCCTTTCGCGCGTCGGGATCTCGCCGCGCATGTGAACGCGGGCGCGGTGTCGATCGAGTCAGATCGCGCCGTCGCCGAGGCGCAGGGAAAGCTCATCATCGCGAAGCGTTTTCCGCGCGACGAGTCACGCGCCTATGCCGCAGTCATCGCAGCATGCTCGCGCCCTGCGCTGGCTGAAGTCGCAATGTATGCCTTCCCGCGCGGCAAACAGACGGTCACGGGTCCGTCGATTCGCCTCGCCGAAGAACTCGCGCGGTGTTGGGGCAACATGAGCTACGGCACGCGCGAGCTCTCGCGCAAAGAAGGCGTCTCCGAAATGGAGGCCTTCGCATGGGACGAAGAAACGAACGTGCGAAGCGTCCAGCAATTCACCGTGCGCCATATCCGCGACAAGCAAGGCGGCGGCGTGCGCCTCATCGATGAGCGCGACATCTACGAAGTCACGGCGAATAATGCCGCGCGGCGCCTGCGCGCGCGCATCCTCGCGATCATCCCGCCCGACATCATCGAGGCCGCGATCGAGCAGTGCCGCAAGACGGTTGCCGGCGGCAGCGATGAGCCGATAAAAGACCGCGTGCGTAAGATGGTTGTCGCCTTCACGAAGTTCGGCGTCACCGCCGAGCAGCTCGAGAAGAAGCTCGGGCACGCGATCGACGAGACGACGCCCGATGAAATCGCCGACCTCACCGCGATCTATACCTCGCTCCGCGACGGCGCCTCAAAAGTGGGCGACTGGTTCGGCTTCACGACGGTGCAGGGTGGCGCCAGCGATGGCCCGCCAGTGCGTCCCCGCGCGCTTCAGGCGATAGCAGGCGACGCACCCGCACCCGAGGCGCCCGCGGAGCCGGAAGCGCCGGAGCGGCCCGCTGGTGAGGCTACAGGGGGCACGTTCTAATGCCTACCGGATACACCGATGCGATAAAGGACGGGATCGACTTCCGCACGTTCGCGATGAATTGTGCGCGTGCGTTCGGTGCCTGCGTGATTCTGCGCGATGAGACAGGAGGCGGGGAGAAGATTCCAGAAGCGTTCGAGCCGAGCGACTACCACGTCAAGGCGCTGACGGAATCGCGCAAGGAACTGGCCGAACTCGAAGCGCTGGACGATGCGGCATGCGAGCGCAGAGCATCGGCGTCATGGAAAGCAGCCGAGGATCGCCGACAAGAAAACATCAGAAAGACGGCGGAGCTTCGCGTCAAATACGAAGCGATGCTAGCGTGCGTCAACGGATGGACACCGCCGACGCCTGAGCATATCGGTCTTCGTGACTTCATGCGTTCGCAAATCGCCGAGAGCATAGATTTCGATTGTAGGCCATTGTGGCCAGATGAAGAACCGAAGATTTCAGGAGCCGAGTGGCGCACGCGCGAGCTGAAGAACATTCGCCGCTCGATTGCATATCACGAGGCCGAGAACGCGAAGGAAATCGAGCGCACGAACCAGCGTAATGCGTGGATTGCTGCGCTGCGCGAATCGCTGAAGGAGAACGCCAAGTGTGCATGAACTCTGAAACCGTAGAGGCGCTGCATGCGCTCACGAGCGAAATGAAGGCAGAGCACGAGCGCCGCGACGAATGGCTGAAGTTCTATGATGACGGCAAGCGCGACCCCGAGGGCATGCGCGATCTAGTCGTCACCCGCGCCGAAGCCGAACGCATCTTCGCCGACCGCATCGCCGCGCACGAGGCGCGCTTGAAGGAACAGGGGTGGACGCGGACGGTTCGCGTCGAGGCGGGTAGCGCAGGCGGAAATGGCGCAGGCGCCATGCCGCCAGTCAACAAAGGCACAACCAGCGGACCCGGTTTCGATGTCAATATCTAAACCGCGCCGCGCGGGTTCGCGGCAATCCCTAGCTAGGAGAATACGCATGCGCTACACCATCGGTAACAACAATCCGGGGCCGAGCAATCCGTCCCACGCCTCGCAGCTTCTCGCGCAGACGCAAACCAACGTCGGCAAGTTCACGGCGCACGACGCCGTTGCGGACACATCCACTAACCTTTCGTGGGATCTCGCGTTCAACAAGTCCTACATCGTTCGCCAGACCCAGAAGGGCGGCGGCGCTGGCGGCGTCAAGCACGGATTCGTAGACCGCTCCAGCGGCTCCAAGATCGGCACATGGGGCCACGATCAGGACGCGCCCGCTTCCATCACGCGCGCGCAGTTCGATGCGGCAGGCGGCGACGTGGATTGGCGCGCCGACTACCTCAAGGCCGGTGACTATACGTTCCAAGGCGGCGCCGGCTAATGTGCATCGGCGCGCGCTACGTTCTATCGGCCGCGGTGGCGGCTTGTCCGATGCAACTCGATTGGACGAGCTCCGCGCACTCGTACACGCCGGGGCCGCATTTCGTCGTCTGCGCCGATACGCTGCGAATCGTCAACGGAAAGGCCATCGTCGAAACGCGAGGCGATGGCCTCTTCCGCTCGGGGTTTGAACGATGAAACGCAAACGCCCCTCCTTCTTCTTCCGCCTCGGCGACGGGTTCCAGGAATACTGGCTCAAGTGGAAGGGGCCGAAGAACGTGACCTATACGGCGGTGCCGGATGGGCCGGTCAAGTCCATGCCGCGCGCGGAGTTCGATCGGAAGGTGCGGCGGGTTTACATCGGAGGGGAGAGGAAAAATGAAGTTGGGCGACTTGATTAAGCAGCGCAGAGAAACGGCTGGTATGTCTCTGCAAGACGTAGCCGATGCGGTTGGCGCAACCAAGGGTTATATCTGGGAGATAGAGAACGGCAAGACAGCGAACATCGGTCTGCTGCTGGCCACGAGACTTAGCATTGCGCTAGCCGTCCCCGTAAATGCTTTGGCCGCATCAGCATTGGAATCACAGACATGACCACCGCCGGACACGGTAACGGGCGGTTGATCGAGGATTTGCGCGAGTTCTCAGGAATGTTGCTGCGCGATCCAAAGTATCGTTACGCACCGCAACTGATGATAGATGCTGCCGACGAACTCGCCCGGCTCCGTGTGGATGCGGAGAAGATGCGCGCGTTCTGTCGCGATGCGCTGCACGAGTTTTGGGAAGGCGATGGCGAAATGCAGGACATGGGCAAGCGTCATGGGCTGCTGATTGAAGTCGAAGTTACCGAGCCGTGTGGCGAAGCATGCTCGTGCGCTGAGTACGGCGCCGACTTCCCTACTGAGTGCTACAGGTTCGCGCCATTCCTGCGGTGAGGACACAGCCACCGCGCCGAAACAGGTGGCGGATTCATCAGGTCGGGCGGAGGAGGAGAAATGAGCTTTACGTGTCCGACATGTGGAACGGAGAAAGGTTGCCTGAGTGGATATTCGCTGGAATTGTCTCCGCAGCACAAGAACACGATTGACGCCCTCGCAGCCTCCGAGCAGCGCAACCGCGAACTCACCGAGCGGCTGGATGCGGCGGAGAGGGTTGTGGTTGCAGCGATGGACCTGAAGAACGGTCTGCACTGGGACGAGTCGTGTGCGGGAACGATCAAGTTCCCGAAGCTCGTTGAAGCGCTCGTTGCGTATTACCTGATACCAGCCGCCCCGGTGAAGCCGGTAGCGGGAGAGGAGAGGACGACGTGAGAATCATCAAGCACGGTGTCGATCCTGAGGCTGCTAAGCAGCACAGGGTGAAATGCCGCAACTGCGGAACCGTATTCGAGTTTGCGCAGGATGAGGCACAAACCATTCCCGATCAGCGTGACGGCGACTTCATGCAAATTACTTGTCCTGTCTGTAAGCGCATGGTCACGAAGTACATCGACCGCAGGTGTTATTACCCATGACCAGCTCATCCCCCACCCCCTCGAATCCGGCGACAGAGGCCCCCACCCCCGGCGCCGCTAGCGAGTTGCTGCCTCGCATCGAACACATTGTCAGTGCACTCGACAGCGCGCTAGGTGACACCGATCCTAACTACGTCGATATGACGGACGAGGAAGTGCGCGACGAAGACCCTATGTTCTGGGCGTGTCAGCAGCTTTCGGCGCTCATGATGGAACTGCGGAAAGCACCGCCAGTACAGTCCGTTGTCACGGTATGTTCGCGCAATGAGCCAGCCGGTCCCGCTTGGTGTGCTGTCGCCGATTGGGATGCCGAGCGCAAATGCTACGTAACGCGCGATCCCATGTATGGACATCCAGCAGTCGCCACCGTGACAGAGGGAGCGCAGCGGGAGGCGGTTGCGCTAGGCGATTGCCCGAATTGCAGAGGTACGGGTCAAGTAGCCGCGCTACCTTCCGATGATTGCAGCGAAGTCGCGTGCCATCTATGCGACGGGTCAGGCTGGATAACCACACCGCCCCCGGACCGGGTGCAGCCGCGCGAACAGGAAACGATAGATGCGCTAGCTGCTTCCCAGAATGCAGCGGCTTCGTTTTCAGACAGCTATGCCGCGCTGGTGAAGCGCATTTGGAATCTCGCCAATGAATGGCGCGGCGAGGCAACAGCCATGCGCAGTCCAGACGGCAAAACCATTCTCACACAATGTGCCGACGAACTTGATAATGCGCGAGCCAATTCACCGGACCGGGCGCAGCCCGAGCGGGTAGAGGCTGGCGAGTTTGTGCTGGTGCCGCGCACGCTGACGGATGACATGCGCGCAGCGTTTTCCGACGCAACCGATCCGGCGAACTTCCTTTTCTGCGAAGTGTGGGATGCGGTGCTCGCGGCAGCACCAGCCCCACCGCCCGACGCGAGCGGCGGGGTTACGGAAGACCGCATCGCAGCCGCGCGGCAGGCATGGAACGAGACGGTCCAGAAGTCACCCGGCAACATCGACGAGATTCGACATGCGGCATGGATTGCTGCCCTCGAAGCCGCTGACCGCGCGCGCAAGCCGGGGTATGGGTGGCAACCAATAGAAACGGCACCCAAAACGGGAATATCGATGCTGATGTTTCAGACGTGGAAATCCGGGCATCCGCAGGTTTTCATTGGTCACTACGCCAACGGTTGGGTGAACTCTGAAAGCATCCACGAAGAAGATTTGATAGATGAGCACCCCACTCACTGGATGCCATTACCAAAACATCCCGACATCGGCGCCGTTGTGCCAGACACCGCGCAGGGGGCGGAGAAGTAGCCGGGCATTGCACCCGGCTACCTTTGAAGCGTCTTATGCGCTCGGCGGCGACGGCAGCGGAACAGGCGGCCCGCCATGCGCGAGTGATTGCAGGTTCTCATGCGCGGCGGTGGCAAGTGCTCGGGCCGCGGCGTGCTCTTCGGGCGTCGGATCTCGGCCTGCATCGACGATGCCATTCGCCCATGTGACCCACGGACCGACCGTCGCGAGCCATTCATCGCGATCAAGCTTGATGGTGCCGATGGTGCCGACGAGCTGGCCGATGAGATTGCCGGCGTTGCCGCCGACCGACTGGCCGAGCGAAGCGAGCAGCGCGAGAATGATCTCGATCATGGCGTCACCTTCTTGAGCTCGTCGAGCTTCGACTTAGCCTCGTCCTTCTCGGCCTGCGTGGCCGATGCGGCGTCGGCTGCTAGCGCGGCATTGTAGGCCGCGGTATCCGCAGTAACGACCTTGTCAACGATCGCCTGCGTATTGCATGGATAGACCGGCGGCGTCGCGCAGCGCGGTAGCGCAACGTACTTCGTAGCGGCCTGATTCGCCGCGAAGTAGGCGACGAGCGCCGTCGTCCCTGCATTGCCGGTTGTCGTCGGCTTGTGGAGTCCATTGCCGGCGCACGCGCTGAGCGTGACGGCGAGGACGAGTGCGAGAATCAACTTCATTGCGTTCCTCCGTTTACTTGTTTGCGGCGTTGGTCACAGATTGCTGTCTCACGCCGCGGCCGATGGGAATGCCGAACGCGGTCGCGAGACCGAGCACCCAAGGAACCCACTGCGACCACGCCGAGAAGTGCAGTGCCTCTTGGATGTTCGGGGCAGACGTATTGACGTATGCGTAGAACGTGAGCGCGGCGCCGAGGATGACGCCGAGCCAGCTCGTGATCGAAACGCGGACCACGCCCCACCAGTTGTTAATCATGAGCATCGGACTTCTCCTGAAGCGCCGCGAGGGCGCGATCGTAATACGCCTTGCGGCGATCGTAATGCGTCAGGCCACCGTTTACGCGGCGCGTGACGGCCTCGAAGTCGGGCACGTCGGCGAGCTCGTTGCAGCCGTGCGCCTGCCACCACCAGCACGCCGTAAGCACGGCGTCGTCTGGGAGCTGCATCAGCGTCGAGTTGCCGACGAAGTCGATTCCGAGCGCCTTCGAGGCCTCGGCGTAGTTCGCGCGGCCCGTGATCTGGATCAGGCCGCGGCCGCGGAAGCGAAAGCCGTCGCCGGGTTCGATGTTGCCGAGCTCCGCGGCCTTCTCACTCGGCGGCTCGTAACGGAGCTGCGCCTCCGTCGGACCCCAGAGTTCGCGCGTCCATTTGAACTCGCCCGACTCCTCGGCGATCGTGCCGAGGAAAGCGGCGATGCGCTTCGGGCCGATGATCGCGAACGCTGGCATGTGATTGAAGAGTGCCGGCGCGAAGGCATCGGCGCGCGTGCCACTGTCGGGCATCGTCGCGCGGAGGATCGCGGCGAACTCGTCAACCGTCACGGCGGATTGCCAGCATTGAACGAGAGAATGCGCTTCTCGATCTCGTCGGCGCACTCGGCGAAATAGGCGGCCATCCAATCCTTTTGCGCCGTCGTCCAGCTATGCGCGCTCGCGGCTTGGTTGGCATTGTCAATGTCCGTGCGGAGGCGGCCAGTTCCGCCGATGATGATGACGACGCTCATTGCTGCTTTCCTCCGATCGGTGGGGTTTGCACTTTGCCCTCGAGGACGGTGATCTTACCGCGCATCACGTCCTGCCATGCTTTCACGTCGCGCATTTCATTCGCTATCGAGCGTGCGATGAACATCGTCACGAACATCGAGCAGACGCAGGCGGCAACCGCGATGCCGGCGACGAAGCCGCCCATATTATATTTTACGGCGATGGTTTGCGTGTGACCTTGCGCCGCCGCATTGTCTTTCAACGTTGCGACTAGCTTTTGCAGCTCAGCGGTTTGACTCTTGATCTGTCGCGAAAGCGTCAGGAAATCATCGGCGCCCGTTTCGACCGGCATTGTATACTCCCATCACGTTAGTCAGCGCCGTGACTTGATCGCGCAAGCCGTCGAGCGATTCCTTTAGCGCCTGCATGGCGCCGCTAATCGTTGAGACCTCGCGGCCTAGATCGTGATGATCGTCGCGCAGATCCTCGACGTCAGTCCGAACTTGGCTGATCTCATTACGCACTTGGCCGATCCCGTTTCGCATCTGCTCCGCAAGATCGGTATTGAGCTCCTTCGGTGACTTGAAGAGCGACAGAACGACGGAACCCGCGCGCGCTAGGATCGCGATCGCGAGAACGAAGACGGCCCAATCGCTCGGAAGTTCGTTCACTGAGGCAACTCCGGCAACTCGGTTCGGTATACATCCACGTCGAGAGGCGTCGAGAGGTTGTGCAGATTATCGCTGCAAAGCATGAACCGTAGGCCGCTATCGACCGTGCAATGCGGCTCCGGCCAGTACGTAGACGGCGGCACGTTCGCATAGTCGGCGCCGAGCCCGAACACGCGACCGTCCTCGACATTGAAGAGCAGGATATTGGACGGCGCCGCGCCATAGAAACTCGCAATCGCCCATCCCGGTTTCCCGCGTGCGCGCGCGCTCGGATGAATGCCGCAATTCGGGCAGTTGCCCGGCGAGTTGCCGAGCAGCGGGTTTTCGTAAATTCGCAGGAGGTTCGAGCGCACGCCCGTATCGACGTCAACGACGAAGAGCCATCCCTCGCCGGGGCTGCCGCTCGAGAAGTCGGGGCCGAAATAGAAGTCATGCCCGCTGCGGAGGATGCCGAGCTCGCCATGCTCGACCTTGTGCGAGAGCTCATGTGAGCGCCCGCTGCCGTCGGTCGCGTAGGCGATCGTCGGTCGCGACGTCGTGCCTGCATCGACGAACCAGCGCCCCGATGGCGTGCAACTGACGTTGTCGGGAATGTCAGTTCCGTTCGGATTCGGCATCGACCACGCGACGACGCGGTTCACGATGTCGAGCTTCACGAAGCCGTAAACGTTGTGGAAGCCGTCATCCTCGGCCATCAAGCACCAGTAGCGCCCGTCTGCCGTCGGCGAGCCCTCGCTCTTCGTCCAGTAGCGCGTAGCGTTCGGGAAGATCGCGCCGACCGCGGCGGAGAAATCCCAATCGACGGAGACGGCGCCGGTCCGAACGTTGATCTTCCAGAGCACGCGCCCGCCATTCGTCGGGAGGTGACGCGCGATGTTCGGGTCACTCACGTCCCATTGCAGCTCGGCGTCAGCGGCCGGCCCCTGCAGCTTCCGCACGAGCGCGAGCGTCTGCGTGTCGAAGGCGAGCCAGAAGCCATCGGCCTCGTAGACGAGGAACATCGAGCCGTCGGCGTTGAAGGCCTGAAAGCGGTTGTACCAGCTCACTAGCCACGGCTGCCCGGGCGCGTCGATCGTGTGATCGGTGACGCGCGTCACGCGCAGGCCGTAGGGACCGACGAAGCTCGAACCCTTCGCGGGCTTGGCGGGGAAAGGATCGCCGCCGACGTAGCGCGGCACCTGCCACGGCGTTTGCGCCGGCGCGCAGGCCCCGGGCGGCGGATCTGCGGGCGTCCACGGGAGAGGCTGCCAGACGCCGCCAGAGCACGCCCAATCGTGCGTCTGCGTCCAGCCCGCCCCAACGGTGCCCTGCGGGCAGTCGGCGTGCTGAGAGGCAATGGCTGGCTTCTGGCCGCATGTCGGCGCCGGCCACGTCCATTGTGGGTAAATCGGCCCGGCATCCGTCTGAAACTGAACGAAACTGCCCTGCGCGACATTGCCGCAGAGCACATGAAAGCGCGTCTGCCCGTGCGGGCCATTCAGCGGTGTGCCGCGGTAATCCGTGCAGTTGGCCCCGGTGATGGGCAGGGACCGCGTGACGGTGCCTTGCGTGAACGTGATTGCGGTCGGGATCGGTGGCTTCGGCTGCGGCGCGGCGAATGCGAGCACCGGCACGAGGAGGAACGCGAGAAGCGATCGCATGAGGTTGCCTCCGTATATTTTGCCAAGTTTACCGCAAACGGAAGAGAACGCTAGCGCGCCTCCGTCCATGTCGGCGACCACGAGTGCTTTGGCGCCTTGTCGAGGACAGGCCCCGGCATCTGCGCGGGCCGCGCGAGGAGCCAATTGCCCTGCATAAAGTCCTGATCGTAGATGATGCCATCGGCCGAGATCGTCTTCGCCTGTCCGTGCGCGGTGTCGCAGATCGCGCAGACGCGCGTCGTCGAGAGGAACATCGCGAGCGTTTGAATGTCGATCTTCCCGGCGGGGTTGCCGCCGTTGTCGATGCCGCCGCCTGCGCTGCCGCCCTTGGCCTCATCCATCGTGAAGCGGCCGAGCGGCGTCCCTACGCCCCACCACGGTTTCCGCATGAGTTCGTTCAACTGTCCGCCGGCTGTCGCCTGTTGCACTGTCGTGTCCTGAATCGCGCGGCCGGGCGATGAGTTGATGAGCGTGCAGACATTGATGAGGCGCCCGACGATGATTTCGCCGATGCCGATCGTTGCCGCAGCCGCAATCGGTGGCGTGCCCGTGCCATCGTCGTTGTAGAGGCGGATGACGAGCGTCGTTCCGTTGGCCTCGGGGAATACCCATGCGCAGAGCTCTCCGCGCGGACCATTGCGAAGCCGCTGCGTGATGCCGCCGATGACCGTTTTCAAGTTGTAGGGCACGCCGACGACGTTCACGAGGCCGGCGCCGCCTTTGCGCGGCGAGGCCTCACCGAAAGGGTTCGCGGTAATCGTGACCGCGATCTCGACATAGCTCGCCGTATTCTGCGTGCCATTCGTCCAGCGAAGCGAGGTGCCGCTGCCGGCGCGTCCGTCGAAGAGCGCGGCGGAATCGGTTAGGAATGCGGCGCCGCTTCCGCTCTGGCCGGTGATGGCCGCCGTCATCGTATAGTCGCCATAGATGAGCAGCATCAGTACCACCCCGTTATCGTGAGTTTGTTGCCGAAGGGAAACAGTTCTGTCCCCGAGACAAAGATCGGCGTTCCATCGAACATCGTAGTCCCATCCGCATGCGCGTATGTCAACGTGACGATGTCGCCGAGCAACAGCTCCGGCGCCTTCACGGTGCCAATGATCTGATTTCCGATCTGCCCGCTCGCGTCGTCGAATAGCGTCGTGAACGTGACGAAGTTCCGCTTGCCGTTGAAGACGTGACCGTTGCCGTAGACTTTCGGCGCGTAGAACCCGACGACGCGATCGATCTCCGTCTGCGCGTCGTCGGGATCGTCGAGCAGAGAATCGAAGATCGGCGCGCCGATCGCGTGCGAATAGGTGCCGGCGGGCGTGACGCTCGATGTAACCTGATACTGCGACTTGCGCCCGTAGCGCGCGCGCACGTCAGCGGGCACGAGATCGTAGTCCGTGACGAAATCGGATGGACCCGACAGCGTCCAGTTGCGGCGCGCGCCCATGACGGTTGTGAGGAACGGCGCATTGTCCTGCTCGATGACGATCGGACGCTGCGTGTTCGTCATGTCGAAGCCGCAGATCGGAAGCTCCGCGTATGGGTCTTTGAGCTGGAACGCGTAGAGCTGGCCGCTCGCATCGGTCGCGATGTCGGCGCAGTAGCTCGGCAGCGGACCTAGCAAGCAATCGCGGAGGATGTTCGGCGGCTCGTCGAAATGAATGCCGAATGTGTAGCCGGTCGCGGCATCGATGTTCGCGAGCGATGTCGGATTCCAAAGCGACGTATCTTCATACGCGCGAAGAAAGAGAATGTCCTCGGCGTAGGCCTCGAGCGTGATGCCTTCGAGCGGCAGCTCTTCGAACTGGCCTAGCAGCTCGCAGGTGAGCTTGTGCCATGTGCCAGTCCAAGCCGGATTGGTGACGCCACCGCCGACCATAATCACGTAAATGGTTCTGATGTTGCCATCGTTCGGCGCGCGATAGACGAAGCTCTGACTCCGCCCCGCTTGCGGCGCCGTGATATAGGGGCCGGCCCAATTCCCTGAAACGTCTCCGGTCGGATCGACGGTGAGATTCGTCCGCAGCATGAAGCCGCCGGGCGTCGCCGTGACGGAGCCGAGCACCTGATCGGGGATGAAGCGAAAACGGTAGGCACTGCCCGGCTGCAGAAACGGCGTCGTCACATACATGTAATCGCCTACGGCGCCAAGCGTCGGAATGAATTGCGCCTGCGTCGTCATCTGCGCGCAGTAGTCTTGCGGATACTGCGGCGTACCGACGCGAACGTGCGTGCCGCTGCCGCCGTAGCTCCATCCGGTCGGCGGCGATCCAGCGACGGGCCACGTCGTGAGCTCGCCGATGCCGCCGAGAATATCGACGGCCCCGGCTTGGATCGCCTGCGTGCCCTCGCTCGAGCAATCGACGAGCAACTTTCCGGCCGGCAACGTCGCGAGTTGGATGCCGCTTCGATTCAGCGCCGGCACCGCCTGCGGCGGATCTGCGTTGACGTCGAGGATCGCGCCCTTGTCGCGCGCCTGCGCAATGTTCGCAAGCGGCATGTCGTGAATCTGATAGACGGGCTCGCCGCTCGCATGGATGCCGGCGGCGTAGATGAGAAGCGGCTGCACGTTGCGGCATGCGCCGAAGCTCATCGGCACCATTTTGTTTGCAGCGTTCGAGTCCACATAAGGCGGGTTGTAGCGGACGGGTAGCTGCGCGTCGAGGCGCGCGAGCACGTCCTTAAACTTCACCCTGATAACGTCTTCGCTCGGGCTCGTAATGTCGTCGATCAGGACCGTCGCAACCACAAGGCCATCCGCGACCGTCGTCGCGCCGCCGAGCATACCGGCGGGAACGATCTTGAAGACGGCAGGCGCATCGCGCAGATCGGCGTTGAGCAGAAAATCGTAGGCGCCATCGTAGTTGTAGATTTCGAGATCGGCGACGGCTGCCGCGGCCTCCTGCGTTTCACCCCACGGCCAGAACGTCGCCTTTCGGCTGATCGAGAACGTGTCTGGGTTCATGATGCGCGGAGGGAAGGCAACGCCCGACGGCGTATCGCTCTCGCGCGTGAGCAGGCCCTCGTCGATGATTGCGAAATAGACGGTGCCGAGCCCTTCGGTATTGCGCTCGAACCAGCCCTGCAGGTGAAAGAGTTGCGTCATGACGGCGGCGCGATGATGCGGGGATAGTTGAAGGCTACGCCTCCGCCGCCGAAGCGGGTATAGGAGCTCGTCTCACCGGCAATGCCGCCCGCGAGCGTCTGCGCCGGAACCCAGAGCCCGGAGGTGCCGAGATCGACCTCATAAATCCACGACCCCGCGACGATGAAAGAGACGTACATATGCCCGCCGAAGGGGTGAAAGTAAACGCCGATGTCGATTTGCTCTTCGATGGGATCGTGCGCCGTCGCCGTCGTCGTGAGCACAATTCCGTTGAGCTTGATCTCACCTGTCGCCGGGTAATAGCCGCAGCTCTTCGAGTCGGCGCCGACGGCTTGATCGAGCGGCGAGTCGGGTTGCGCGACGCCCGTCGCGACGTTGTCGCCGAGGCTGACTTGCGGCGTTGACCAGAAAACGGTTTCGTAGAAGCCGGGTGCGGTTCCCTTCGGCAGCGTGCCGAGCACTTTCCGCGAGTTCGAAAGATTGTCTGCGCCCGTCGTGACGACGAGATTACCCTGCGCGAGCAGCAGACCCTCGCCGAGTGCGTTCGCGTTCCATTGTGAGAAGACGCGGGCCGTCATGTGAATGCCGTCGCGACTGCGCGCTGCGCCGCGAATGTTTTCGTGACCGTCGCCACGCTACCGACGACGGTTGCCGTCCACGCCTCGCCTGTCGCGCCATCCTGCGTATAGCCGGAGATCGAATAGACCTGTCCGCCGCTGTCGTCCATGTCGTAAAAATGACCAACACCGCTTGCGTCAGTTCGTGTTCGTAGTAGCTCTACGGTGTTTCGCACAAGCGCCAGATATGAAAATGGAATGGAACTTGCGTTGATGCCGGTAAATGCCATATCGACTTGTGTTGGGTGCTTATCTAGCCCCCAGATATGCCAAGCCTGCATATATGCCGCTTCGGTTGCCGCGTAGTGGCCGATATTGCCGAGGTTAGCCACTGGGAACATTCCATGTATCGGACGACTCAATGATAGCCCATACTGTGCCTGAGCCGACGATAAGATCGAATGTAGCGGCGGCATTGTATGGCGTATTAGTCATCGTATCGCGTGAGTCAACTGCCCCCGGCCCCGCATGAAGAGGTATCCAAAAGAACGGAAGAAAACCTCTCTTTGGTAAACCAAGCGTTCCACTCATTGACGTGCCGGTTGCTCCGCTATCGAGAATCACTGCCTTCGACATGTCGATGCCGACACTAGGCCCGCTCTGTGCTGGCGGAGCGCCAGTTAACTGACCAATTAGATTGTTCTGATATGGAATAGCACCAGTCGTTGATTTGACGCTGGCGTCAAAACTCCGAGTCCAACGCAGTGCTGAAACGCCGCTGCTGCTTGTGCTTCCTACGTTCCAGCCTACGCCGATGCCAGTGGTAACAGTTGAATTACGAGTGATGCAGATTGTGTTGTAAGCATCACCAGAAAGAACCGGTGGACAATCGGCAAATCCAACGAAGTCCCAGACGTTTGATACACCACTGATATTTACGAATAGGAGAAATCCTGTTGACCAAACGTATAAATTGAAGTTACGCGCAGTAGTGTTTGCCGTCGTTGACTTCAAAATGTTGGCTGCGTTGTTCGCGATCTGAGCAACGGTCGGAAACGGGTCAATCCAGTTCGCCGGAGCTGCGCCTGTCGCGCCCTCCATACCTCTGAATGTTGCGAGGCGGGCGTCGCCAGATGTCGCCGTGGTCTCATCAATGCCAACACGGAATCTGTTGCCAGAGCCGGGTCTATAGACGCGCTGATTGGTAGCGGTGAACTCAATCGACCAACCTGCTGCAGGCAGCGCGACGTCGAGGATTCCGACGAGATCGCCGACGGTGCCGGAAAGGCGCCCGCTATTCGGAAGGCCGCCCGACGCTTCTGTGTATTTGAGTAGACCTAATGTCATGTCGGCGAGCCATCCAATTGAATAGAGATTCGCGTAGCGCCTGAGAACCCCGACCCTGAAAAGCGAATGATGTCGCCCGCGGATAGGCTAAACGAAACCGACGCCTGATTCTTCTTAGCGCTCGATAGCGTTGCCGTGAAAAGCGTGGACATGGTGTCATAACCGGAATACGTCGAATGCTGAACGACGATTGATGCCGAGCCCGTCGCGTCGGCGACGATTGTGTATCCCGTGCCGGTAAATCCATAAGGCACCTCTATTTCGCTCGTCAATGTGCCCGTGAGCACAAGGCCGCCATTCGTGAAGACGCAGCCCGGGCCGCGCTTATTCGTATTGCTAGGGAGATCTGCCGCGACCAATGCGCGGAACGTCGGAGCCGCTGAGCCGCCGGAGGCAGGCCCGGCAAAGATGACGTTTGGCGACTGATTGACGGCTGCGAACGTTAGCGCTGGCGTCGTCGATGCATTCGCGACGTTCGTCGTGAAGAGCGGCGAGAGGTTGCCGGCCGAGAACAGGGTCAGGCCGGGCACGACATGAAGATGCCCGTTCGAATCGACGACGACGCCGATTATCGAAATATCGCCGCCGGTATCAGGCCCCACGCCGTTGATTTTCTCGATCGCGTTGCCGCTCGACGGGTGCGACGAGATTCGCACCTGAAAGAGGTTGCCATCGTTCGTCACGTCCAGCGAAACGTTATCGCCCTCGACGAAGTCGAGATTCAGGAATCCATCGCCGCCGGGAACATCGACGCTATTTTTCCGCGGATTTATTCGCCCCTGTTGTGTGTCGAGAATGAAAAACGCGCGTATTGCATTCTCGAACGCGCCGAGCGCATCCCTAACGCCTATGCCGAGCGTCGTCGGGAACGGCGACGCCACATCCATCGTCTTTCCTTTGACGATGAGCAACTGCTGATAGAGATTGAAGCCGTCGGGGAACGGATCGCCCGGCAGAACGCTGATGCTATACGGCGGCACGCCGCCGGTTATGACGATGTCGGCCTGATAATCGACGCCGCGGATAACGGTCGGAAGCCACGAGCCGGCGCCGCCACCCCATCCTGTCGGCGGGTTGCGGTCCTGTACGAAAGCGACCGCGAGCGCCTCGACGACGGTAAACGTACAAGGTATGTCAATCGAGGCGCTGCCGACAGTGACGCGGATCGTTGCCTGCGTCACGCCGACGGCAAGCGCGGTAGGCGTGCCAGCAATGACGTTCGTATTTCCGCCAACTATCGCGAGGCCATTCGGAAGCGTGCCAGAGGCGACAGAAAATCCGCTCGTGATCGTGACGCCTGCGAGATCGCGCACGATGAACTCGAAGCGGTAGGCGATGCCCTCCTCGCCGATCGTCGGGCGAAAGACGACGGGCACGAGGCCGCTCTGCACGTTGATCGAGAACGATGCCGGATGCGTGTTGCTTCCGATGTCCTCAACCTGCGCGACGAAATTGAATACGCCCTGCGCTGCTGGCGTGCCCGTGATCGTGCCATCTGGATTCAGCACGAGCCCCGGCGCCGGCTCAAACCCTGCCGTTACCGCGGTTCCAGCGAGCGTC